ACCTTCAATGAGGTCAATGCAATTTGGTGGTAAACCAATTGAGATTTCTCCAAACAGAATCTACAACTGTGCTTACCTTCCTATTGACCACTTGGACGCATTCTCAGAAACAATGTTCTTGTTATTGGGTGGAACTGGAGTAGGATACTCAGTTCAAAAACATCACGTAGAAAAATTACCTGAAATTAGAAAACCTAACCCAAATAGAACAAGAAGATTCTTGGTTGGGGATTCTATTGAAGGATGGGCTGACGCAATTAAAGTGTTAATGAAATCTTACTTTGGTGAGCATTTGTCAACACCTGAGTTTGATTTTTCAGACGTTAGACCAAAAGGGGCACAACTTGTAACATCAGGTGGTAAGGCACCAGGTCCTCAACCTTTGAAAGATTGTATTCACAAATTGAAAGGTATGTTGGATGCAAAAGAAGATGGTCAAAAATTATCATCAATTGAAGTTCACGATATGATATGTCACATTGCAGACGCAGTTCTTGCTGGTGGTATTCGTAGGGCGGCTTTGATTTCTTTATTCTCAGCTGATGACAACGAGATGATTGCTTGTAAATCAGGTTCTTGGTGGGAAACAAATCCACAAAGAGGTAGGGCTAACAATTCAGCGGCTTTGGTTAGACATAAAATTACAAAAGATTTCTTCATGGACTTGTGGAAAAGGGTTGAAGCATCAGGAGCAGGTGAACCTGGAATCTATTTCACCAATGATAAAGATTGGGGTACTAATCCATGTTGTGAGATAGCATTGAGACCAAACCAATTCTGTAACTTATGTGAGGTTAATGTTTCTGACATTGAATCACAAGAAGATTTGAACAACCGTGTTAAAGCAGCGACTTTCATTGGAACACTTCAAGCTGGTTATACTGATTTCCATTACTTGAGAGACGTATGGAAACGTACAACTGAAAAAGAAGCGTTGATTGGTGTATCTATGACGGGTATCGGTTCAGGTGTTGTATTGGGTTATAACATGAAAGAAGCTGCTAAACTTGTTAAAGAAGAAAACTCAAGAGTTGCTGAGTTGATTGGTATTAACAAGTCAGCTCGTACAACTACTGTAAAACCAGCAGGAACAACATCTTTGACATTGGGAACATCTTCAGGTATCCACGCATGGCACAACGATTATTACCTTCGTAGAATCCGTGTTGGTAAGAACGAAGCAATTTACCAATACTTGGCAATGTATCACCCTGAGTTGGTTGAAGATGAATTCTTTCGTCCACACGACACGGCAGTTATTTCAGTTCCACAAAAAGCACCTGAAGGAGCAATTTTGAGGACAGAATCTCCATTCCAATTGTTGGACCGTGTTAAGAAAATCACACAAGAGTGGGTAAGACCTGGTCACAGAGCTGGTTCAAACACACACAACGTATCAGCAACAATCAGTTTGAAAAACGAAGATTGGGAATTAGCTGGTGAGTGGATGTGGGAAAACCGTGACTTCTACAATGGTTTATCTGTATTACCTCATGATGGTGGAAGTTACATTCAAGCACCATTTGAAGATTGTACAAAAGAAGAATATGAAAGATTATTCGCTAAACTTCACACAATTGACTTATCAAAAGTTGTTGAATTACAAGACAACACAGATTTGAGTGGTGAGATTGCTTGTGGAGCGTTAGGTTGTGAGATTAAATAATAGATAAAATATAAAAATATTTAAAAAAGGGTGGAGAAATTCATCCTTTTTTTATTTCACATAATATTTATCCTTGTATGTTTAATTGTGAAATATGAAAAAAATTGAAATGATTGGTAAAAGATTTGGTAAACTTATTGTTAATGAAGAATTAGGTAAAAATAAAAACGGACATATTAGGTATCTATGTCAGTGTGATTGTGGTAACATTTGTGAAGTTTTTGGTACACATTTAAGACAAAATAAAATCATATCTTGTAAATGTAATAATAGGGTTGATGGTGTTTCTAGTGATATGTGGTATAAAATAATTAAAAGTAGTGTTAAAAGACGAATTAAAAGAAGTAATTTGAAAATTAATATTACTAAAGAGTATGTGAACGAATTATTCATCAATCAAAACGGTAAATGTAAATTATCAAATGTTGATATTTTTTTACCAAAATCTTGGAGAGATAGAACGTATTCTGCATCGTTAGATAGAATTGATAGTAATTTGGGGTATGTTATTGGAAATGTTCAGTGGATTCATAAACACATTAATGTTATGAAAAACTCATTTCCTGAAGATATGTTTATTTATTTATGTAATAAAGTTACGGAAAAAAATGAGTACAAAGAATTTACAACAGAAGAACTTAATAATTTTAAGTGGGGACTTAACACCAAGTACGAATCTTGATTTTTATATTGAAGATGGAAAATATGTGTTTACAAAAGAATTTCATTTAAAACGAGGGTCCTGTTGTGGCAACCAATGCCGTAACTGCCCTTTTTTTCCTACTCACAAAAAAGGAAATACAACTATATTTATAGATAATGGCTAATGGTAAAACATATGGGTTAACCTTCCCCTTTGTAACTTCTTTCAACGGTAAGTATTTGGATTTGTCGGATTACTCTGCTGAGGAAATCCGAAGTAATCTAATTCACTTATTATTAACAAGAAAAGGTAGTAGATATTTTTTACCTGATTTTGGTACTGGATTGTTGGAATACATTTTTGAACCTTTAGACGGACCTACTTTTAAAAACATTGAATCTGAAATAAGAGATTCTGTACAAAAGTACATGCCTCAATTACAATTAACAAATATTAACATTAGTGCTCCAACAGGAGAAGCGGCTGGATTAACAGCAACTTCAACAGGTGGTGTTACTGACCCCCAAATACAGATGACAAATCAAAACGTAACTGAATATACTGCTACTGTAAGAATTGATTACGCTATTTCAAATGATGTATTTAACACTAAAGATTTCGTAATCCTGAATATTTAACATAAATGGCACAAAGAAAGATATCATATACCGTTAGGGACTTCCAAGCAATTCGTCAGGAACTTATCAATTATACAAGGACTTACTATCCTGAGTTGATTGATAACTTTAATGATGCTTCAGTTTTCTCTGTGTTTTTGGATTTAAACGCAGCCGTAGCCGACAACTTACATTATCATATTGACAGAAGTATTCAAGAAACAGTTCTTCAATATGCACAACAACGTTCATCAATTTATAACATTGCAAGAACATATGGATTAAAAATTCCTGGACAAAGACCATCAATTGCTTTGGTGGACTTTTCAATTACGGTTCCCGCCTTTGGTGATAAAGAAGATGAGAGATATTTGGGTACTTTAAGACGTGGTTCACAGGTATCAGGTTCAGGTCAGATATTTGAAAATTTATATGATGTGAATTTTGCATCGCCATTTAATGCTGATGGATTTCCAAACAGGTTAAAAATACCAAACTTTGATGCTCAGGGTAATTTGATTAATTATACAATTACAAAAAGAGAGACAGTTGTTAACGGTATTACAAAGGTATTCAAAAGAGTGATAACACCAAATGATGTTAGACCATTCTTTGAGTTTTTCTTGCCAGAAAAAAACGTATTAGGGGTTTCATCTATTATTCAAAGAGACGGTACTGCATATTCAAATGTTCCTACAGCACAAGAATTCATGGGTGTTCAGGGTAGATGGTATGAGGTACCGGCACTTGCTGATGATAGAGTGTTTATTGCCGACCCATCAAAACCATCCGATGACCCAGCGATTAAAGTTGGGACATATATTCAAACACAAAATAGATTCATTACTGAATTCACACCTGAAGGATTTTTAAAGATTACTTTTGGTGGTGGAACAAACACGGCTGAAGACCAACTTAGAGAGTTTACGGCACTTGATGTTCCATTAAAGATTCAAAGATACCAAAACAATTCAATGTCTTTGGGTTCAGCACCAACCGCCAACACAACAATATTTATTCAATACAGAATTGGTGGTGGACAAGCAACCAACTTGGGTGTAAACACAATCACTCAAATTGGGTCAGTTGATTTCTTTGTAAACGGTCCTTCAGATATTCTTAACACATCTGTAATCAATTCATTAACTTGTAATAACGTAACTGCGGCTATTGGTGGAGCAGGTTATCCATCAACGGAAGAAGTTAGAAACTATGTTACATTTAACTTTACCGCTCAAAACAGAGCGGTAACCGTTCATGACTATGAGGCGATTATTAGAAACATGCCAGGTGAGTTTGGGGCTCCTGCCAAAGTATCCATTACAGAAAACAACAATAAGATTAATGTTCAAATATTATCATATGATGCTAGTGGAAACTTAACATCTGAGGTATCACAAACATTAAAGAAAAACTTGGCGGAATATCTTTCAAACTATCGTATGATTAATGACTACGTAACAATTGGAAGTGCTGAGGTGATTGACTTAGGTGTTGATGTGTCTGTTGTATTAGATGCGACTCAAAACCAAGGCGTTGTTATATCAAGTATTATTGATAGGGTTACAACTTTCTTTAGTCCTGCCGTTAGAGGATTAGGTGAGAATATTGTGTTAGCAGAATTAAATAGAATTATCCAAAATGAAAATGGTGTGTTAAGTGTTACCGACATTTCAATCTTTAACAAAGTTGGTGGACAATACAGTTCAGCTCAAACATCAATGCCATATTCAGATGATGTAACCAAGAAAATCAGTTTGGTGGACAATACAATCTTTGCTCAACCAAATCAGATATATCAAATTCGTTTTCCATCAAAAGATATTGTGGTTAGGGTAAAGAATTATCAAACAACTAACTTCTCATAATTTATTTTATTGAAACATAAACTATCTTTTATAAAATAGTGTATAAACTATTTATGAAAGAAAGTAATCGGAATGTCCAAGACGTATAGAATTCGCACACAAGTTGGTGTTGACAGACAAGTCAATATTGAAATAGACCAAGATTTTGAACAATTGGAGATATTATCTCTGAAAGTTAGGTCTGAAGAAATTTATACAAGAATGTGTGCTGATTATGGAGTCATAGTTGGTCGTGTTGTTGCCAATGGTGGTTATGGTGTTCCAAATGTTAGACTATCTGTTTTCATACCATTAACCGATGATGATGCCAATGATGAAATTATTTCATCTCTTTATCCTTACAGAAATGTTAGTACAGATGTTAACGATGATGGTTATAGATATAATTTATTACCATACGTCCAACAACATACAGGTCACGTTCCAACAGGAACTTTTCCAACAAGAGAAGACGTTCTTACAAATCCAGCCTTAATTGAAGTTTACGACAAGTATTATAAGTTCACCGTTAAAACAAATGGTAGTGGTGATTATATGATAATGGGGGTTCCAATCGGAACTTACACTTTGGTTATGGATATGGACTTATCTGATATCGGTCCTTTTTCTTTATCACCACAAGATTTGGTTAGAATGGGAAGAGCAACTGCAGACCAAATTGATGGGGGTACTTTTAAGAACTCAACAAATTTATTTGAACTACCACAAATTGTTAACATTAACCAAACTGTAAATGTTGAACCATTTTGGGGTCAACCTGAAATTTGTCAAATTAGTATTGCTCGTCATGATTTTGATTTAAGAAGTGTAGGTATTGAAATTAAACCAACCTCTATATTCATGGGTTCTTTGGTAACAGGAATCAATGACGAATCAATTACCAAAAGTTGTAAACCACCAAGAGAAATGGGTAACCTTTGTAATTTAGAAACAGGACCTGGTGAAATTATTGGTATTAGACAAACAATTTATCAAGATACTGATGGAAGGCCAATCTTGGAAAGGGCAACATTACCAAGAGGTGGTAAAGTTATTGATGCTGATGGTACTTGGTTAATGGAAGTTCCAATGAACTTAGATTATGTTACGACAAATGAGTTTGGAGAAACAATTTTTAGTAAAGACCCAAGTATTGGTATCCCAACAAAAGGAAAATACAGGTTTAAAATAAAATATTCGCAACCTGCGAATTTTGAAACTAATGAAGTTAGAAGAGGTTATTTTTTAGTCCCAAACATTAAAGAATATGGTTGGACCAATTCAACATCAGACCCATATTATTCGGCAAATGTTTTAGGTACACCATACAAACAAGTTTTAGGTTCATATTATTTTGGACTTGATTGGAGTGGATATACAAACCCACAAGATGCCATTGATTGTAAAGATACTTTTTATGAGTATCAATACAATAAAGTATATACAGTTGCTGGTCTTATTGACCAATATAAAAAAGGAACTAATAGGGCCAGATTTATTGGTATTAAAGAAATTACCGACTCATCATGTGCTAGTGAAAATAATAAATTTCCTGCAACAGACGGTGTTAGAAATTTTGAGTTTTTAACTTTCTTGGTTAATAATTTAATATTACCGATATTCTCAATCCTATTAATTGTGTTAGCACCAATACTACACGTATTATCAATTGTTTGGATGATATTAAAACCTATTATTGCTTTTATATATGGTACATTATTATTAATAGTTTCTAAAATTTGTCAATTTATTAATTTTTTAGGTGCGGATTTAGATTGTCCTGAATCAAAAAGTTTTAGTGATATTTTTGATTCATTAGGTAATCCATTCGTTAAAATAACATTACCTAATTTAAGTTATCCTGATTGTCAGGCTTGTAATTGTACACCTGAATCTGTACCAGCGGATAATGAACAAGCAACATTAGTTAAAAATGCTTCACAACAAAACTCAACATCTTTAAATGCCGACTTTTTCACAATATCAAATTGGGATGTTAGTATTAATGTACATAAACAAGTTTTTGCTGGACAAGCTGATAACAACTGGGCGATTAGAACACCAATTAGAAACGTAGATAAAAATGATTATGACTTTATTGATAATTTACCACCATGGGAAGTTATTAATAAATTTAACTTAAAGTCAAAGTACTTTGATACTGATAGATATGCTGGTTCAAATAGAATTAAAGTTCAAATTGAACCAAACATTAACCCAACTAAAAATCACTTTGATAATGTTATGGCGGTATTTGTTGACCCAAATACTGAAAATTATTTTCCATCAGGTAAATTAATATCTTTTTCACAACCAAACTTATCAAAAGACCCAAACTTTTCTGCGTATACGACAGGAAATACAACAGGTATTACAGGTACAACAAATATTGGTGGTAGTATTACTGTAAATTTTGCAAATCCATCAAATTCAACAATTAGTTCTGCGGTAACTTATAGTTTATCCGGTTCAACAACTGGAACTACTAAAGAATATAGATTTCCAACAGACATAGAATATTTTCAAGTATTAACAGGATTGACGTATAATGAATTTATAAAACAAAATTCAAGTACATTATCAACTAGTCTTTTAAAACAATTACAACAACAGATTAAATTATATCGTAAAGATGGTGAAGAAGGTGTTGATACGTACCCAAATTATTTAAAACAATGGGTTGGAGGTGAACTTATTTTGGTATTTATGGTTAGAGGTGTTGACCCACAAAGCGGAAGAAAAAAGATTAAATATGATTTATCAAGAATTTTTGGTTATAACACTTATGGTAATAAAATTGTTGAAGGAGAATTCTTTTTAAATATACCTATTCAAGCAGGCCTTAAAACTGTAAGACATGATTTATTAAAAGCAAATACGGATATTGAAGATGGACATTATCTGTATTATCCGTCCTATCAATACACTGCGGGAACTCAATATTCTGCATATACAACAACATTACAATCTTACTATTCGGCATTAGACACATCACAAATTGGTAAATATAAACCAACAACAAGTAATGGTAATAGTTTATTAATTAAAGGTATGGTTGAGTCTGGAAGTCAGGGTCAATTAATGGGTTATAGTTATAGCCCATCAGGAATTGCTTATGGTAGTGATGGTGAATATATTGAAGGTGGTTCATTTATTTGGTATGGTTATTTTGATGGTGGAAATAAAAATGGTGGAAATAATAATTTAAAACCACAATATTATTATGCGCCATCTTGGGCAAGATATAATCCAGGAAGTATGGTTGTGTATAGTAGTAAAATGGTTATGAGAGCGGATAGATTACCTACAGGTACCGTGTTAAATACTGTTGACAACAATGCGTTTGCTTGGCAAGTATCAAATAGTTTAACATATAATTTTTATAGTGATAGTGGAAGTGCTGAAACAGTAGTTCCAGTACCAAGTTTTTCTTTTGGAGATTCAACAGGTGGTGCTGATGTTGTTTCAGGTGGAACAATGAATAAAGTTTTAGAATCATTTTCATGTAATGGAATGGTGAATTTAGAATGTTATCAAGGTATTGGTACCAACTTTACAGTATTACCAGCGACAAATGACTGTAATACAAATCTTGGTGGACCAACAGTAGTTAATGGTTGTTATAGTGTTGTTAATCAACCATTAGTATCTTTGTTTGGACGAAATAATGACTTTACATTAATATCTCAATGGGTTGCAAGATTTAGATTGACATTTGCTATTTGTAGAGGAGCTTTATCCCATACATTTGTAAATTCATGGGTTAATGGAACTTTATTTGCGTTTCCATTTGAAAACAATGTATTTTTTGATTCTAACAATAAACCATATGTTAGAACTGTTAATACATTTGGTAATGTTAAATATACTTTTTGTGGTGATGTTTTAGTTTTTGACCCCGAGTCAAGTAACTACTACTATCGTTCAAGTCCTTGGAATGGAAGTGATTTTATTGGTAAAGACTCACCAACAAACAATAGTAATGATGTTAATAAAAAAGATTTCTTGTTTCCAACGACAATTCTTGACTTAGGACCAAAATACATTTGGACTAAAGATGTTAACTTATCGCCTGATTACTATGGATATCAGATGGACAACCTGACCACAACAAGTTGGAGTAGTGAGAAAGACTTATTACAATTATTTGTTATATCAAGATTAGTAAATTCCAATTACTTAAGTCAAATTTTTGGTGTTAGTAATGGTTCTGTGGCTTCTTTATTTAGTAGAAACGAAGATAGGGTTGATGGTGATTATGCACAAATGTTACAAATCAACTCTCAATATGGTATTGTACCATTTACTGCAGAGAATTATGTTGACGACCCAAATACTACTTCAGATAATCCAATTTACGTTGATGGTGATTCTAAAGGTAATCCTGTATTTGGTGTATTCTATAGTGGATTCACACAAGAAAGAGATTTGATATCACCAAGAAGATTGAATAGAAACTTAACGGGTAGCACATTAATTGCTGACTACTTGGGAACCAAATCACAAGAGGTTCCATTTTATACTTGGTACAACAATGGTTGGGGTAATCCATCACAACCGTCAATATTTGGTAATCAAGATAATACTTGGTCTAGTTCTAAATTTACATAT